GAATTAGAATACGAATTAGAGCGTATTGAATATATTAAACAAAGATTCGAGAATAGAATATTCGAGTCTGCGTTAAAAAACCAAACTAATGCGACTATGGCAATATTTGCCCTAAAAAACCACTATGGTTGGTCGGATAAGCAAAATGTAGAAATACAAGCCACACAAACCACAAAGGTTGACGTAAGCGACATGGATGAAGAGTTAAAGCGTCAATTAGCCGAAAGGTACTTAACTGGGAGTGTATTGAATGAAGATAGATAATGACTTATTGGAATCGGCTGCTATTGATTTAGCACGCAATGATTTCTCGTTCTTTGTAAGATTTATTAAAAAGGATTTTTCTAGCACGTGGTTTCACAGCCATATAATGAAGTCGCTAATGTCGCTGTATAGAGATGACGATGATAAAAAGTTAATGATTTCTATGCCTCCGCAACACGGAAAGTCCACACTGGCAACCCAACTATATCCCGCCTACCTGCTTGGTGTGAACCCTGACTTGAAAATTGTTATCGCATCCTATACGGCTGACTTAGCATCTCGCTTCAACAGAGAAGTCCAAAAGATTATAGATTCACCTGAGTATCGTAAGATATTCCCTGAAACTAAACTTGCTAAACCTAGAAGTGGTGAGGCTATTCGTAATAACGATATGTTTGAGGTTATAGGCAGAAGGGGTTATCTAAAGTCTGTTGGTACTGGAGGTTCACTTACTGGATTTAGTGTGGATGTGTTGATATGTGATGACTTGATAAAGGATTATAGTGAAGCCAAGTCTTTGAACGTTAGAGAAACAGTTTGGGATTGGTTTACGTCCGTAGCAGAGAGTCGATTGCAAAATAATGGTAAGCAACTGCTTATTGCCACTCGTTGGGATAATGATGACCCTTTAGGTAGGGCAGAGAAGAGAGATAACGATTGGAACATAATTACACTACCTGCTTTAAAGGAAAACGATGAAGATGGTAGAACTTATGATAAACGTAAGGTAGGCGAGGCTTTATGGGAAGATAGGCAGTCAGCAGAGAGATTAGAAAAGATTAAAGAGGCAAGTCCTATTATCTTTAACTCTCTATACCAACAAGACCCAAGACCGGCAACTGAAAGTTTGGTTTACCCAGATTGGCAGATGTGTGATGACTTCCCCAATGTGGATGAAGTATTTTATGGTCTTGACTTTGGATTTACTAATGACCCTACTGCCTGTGTTAGAATGGCAAAAGTAGGAAACTCAATTTACTTGGATGAATTATTTTATTCAACTAAAATGACTAATAAAGATATTGCAAATAGCCTAAGTAAGAATGATGTGGGTACTTACGAGGAAATATATGCAGATAGTGCGGAACCCAAGTCTATTGCAGACTTAAGGGCTAAATTTAATGTTAAACCGCAGAAGAAGGGCAAAGGCTCGGTTCTTGCTGGTATTAATAAATTAAGGGAATATAAAGTGTTCTTTACTAGAAGAAGTAAAAACTTGGCAACAGAGGTAAAAAACTATCAATGGATAATGCAGAACGGAGAAAGTACCAATACTCCAATCGACAACTTTAACCATTGTTTAGATGCGGTTCGGTGTGCTTTTTTTACGAAATATGGTAGGGAACGTAAATGGTACGTAGTATAAATGGGATTATTCGATTTTTTAAGGGCTAAACAGCCACAGCAACCCTTAGTGGTGCAAAAAAGTATTGACCCGAAAATAGCACAGATGCTATTCAGTCATATCGGCAAACAACCTCTATTTTCTGAGGATTCGATGCAGGAGTATGTTGATAAGGGCTATCAGTACAATGCGGATGTATATTCGATAGTAAGTTTTATCACAAGAAAGGCAGCTACTGCCCCTCCTATTCTTTATGAGGTAAAAGACGATAGAGCTTTCCAAAAATACAAATCCTTTAGTGCAAACCTTACTAAGCCAAGTGATATAGCAGAAGCTAATCATTTAAGAGCTAAGGCACTTGTTGAGGTGGATATGCAACATCCTATTATCCAAACTTTACTAAACCCTAATGACTATCAGTCATACTATGAGTTTATGGATAACCTGCTTGGGTTTAAATTAATCACAGGTAACTCTTATATATATGGTGTTGGCCCTTCTACTGGCTTTAATGCTGGTAAGTTCAAGCAACTATACGTTCTACCTGCTCACTTAATCAGAATCCTTAGTGATGGTCGTTATGATCCTGTTAGTGGTTATACTCTAACTACTCAATACGATACTCAAGACCTAAGAGCTGATAATGTGATGCACACCAAGTATTGGTCGCCAGATTATTCTTCTCAAGGTTCTCACCTATATGGACAATCTCCATTACGTGCCGCTTTGCGTGTTATGCAACAATCTAATGATGCACAGACTGCAAGTGTTAAGTTATTCCAAAATACAGGTGCGGTTGGTATCTTGTCAGATGATAGCGATGATGGATTAGCACCTGAACAAGCATTAGAGCTTCAAAGAAAATATAAAGCCGAACATTCAGGCTCTGCTAACGCAGGAAACATTATTATATCATCTTCTAAGTTGAAGTGGACTCAATTAGGACTTTCTCCAGTTGACTTAGCTATTATCGATTCACAGAAGATGAATTTACGTCAGTTGTGTAATATTTACCACGTAAACTCTGCGTTGTTAAATGACCCTGACAATAAGACCTACAATAATATGTATGAGGCTCGTAAAGCCTTGATTAGCGACGCTATTCTCCCTGAACTTATAGCATTACGTGCCGACTTGAATAAGTGGCTTGTAGCGCCTTATAATAAGTCTGAAGGGGTGAATTACTTTTTAGATTTTGATTTAAGCGTATTCCCTGAGCTGCAAGAAGACAAGAAAGAACAGATACAGTATCTTGAGCGTGCTTGGTGGCTTACGCCTAATCAAAAACTTGAAGAGATGGGCTATGGTCGTAATGAAGACCCGAATATGGACAAAGTTTATGTGAGTATTCAGGTTAAGCCTATCGACTCTATGAACATCGACCCTATCGAACAAGCAGTTGGTATTGCCAATGCTCAGCTTGGTTCAGTTAAGATGGAGGAAAAGCCGTTGGCTCAGTTTGAGTCTATGGCAAGAGAGTTCAATAAAAACAATCCGGGCAAGAGAGTAACCGTTGGTAAACTAGAAGAAGTGTTTGCAACAGGTATTAGAGTGTTCGGTGAGCAGAATTTAAGAGGCAATGAGAATGCTTTTGCTATGAGCTTTGTAACAAGATTCCTAGAAGCATACGCAAAGAAGCCTAATCAAAAAGCAGAGAGTTATAACGATTACCCACAAGCAGCAACTGATAATGCAAAGAGAGCTTTAGCCTATGCAGAAAAGAATGGTTGGGGTGAATGTGGAACTCCTGTTGGAAAGCAAAGAGCAAACCAATTAGCAAATAGAGAAAACATTTCGAGAGATACTATTGCTAGAATGGCTAGTTTTAAAAGACACCAACAAAATAAAGACGTTCCATACGAAGAAGGATGTGGTGGATTGATGTGGGATGCTTGGGGTGGAACTGAAGGAATTGAATGGGCTATTAATAAATTGAAACAAATAGATAAATAAGATATGTTACTATACAAAAATTTAAGTCAAGGTATTAGTGATGTAGATGTTAAGAAAGGCATCGTTACTGGCTATTTTTCGTCATTTGACAATATGGATAGCGATGGTGATGTTATTCGTAAAGGAGCATTTACTAAAACTATCAATGAAAACTTCCAACGTGTTCGCCACTTGTTAGACCACGACGCTACTAAATCAGTAGGTAAAATCTTATCGCTTAAAGAAGACACTAAGGGCTTGTACTACGAAAGTAAAGCAGGTCGTCATACTTTAGGTAGAGATTTCTTACTTATGGTAGAAGATGGTTTGATTAGCGAGCATTCTATTGGATTTGTTACTATTAAACAAAAAAAGATGGGCCACTATAACGAAATCTCTGAGGTTAAGTTATATGAAGGCTCTTCATTACAAGGATGGGGTGCTAACGAAATGACCCCGATTACAGGTATGAAATCTTACGAAAACATTAGCTTTATGATGGATAACATTATGAGAGCTATCAAAGGTGGTAAATATACCGACGAAACCTTTGCTAAACTAGAACTACAATTCTTGCAACTTCAAAAAGAGTTAAACGCTCTCAAAGAACTATCAGTAGAAACTCCTGAGCCATCTGAAGATAAAGGCTGTGTTACAGTTACTATCAACATTGAAGATACTGAGGAGCACGAATACCCGATGGAAGATGAGCCGATGGCTGAAGAAGAAGTAGCTCCTGTTGAAGGAGAATCAACTGAAGAAGGTGAACAAGTAGAAGGAGAAGCAGCACCTGCTGAAGAACCCGCTATGGAAACACCTGCTGAGGGAGAAGACCTTGAAGAGGATGAATATGAGTTAATATTAAACGGACTAATAGAAAGTTATCAAAATGGAAAAAGTTGAACAATTAAAATCGTTAATTAACGAAAACCTTAAAAATGAGGTGGCCGAGCAATTAACTGAAAAATCTAGTGCGATTGAAAATCGTTTAGATGAAATCGAAATTAAATTACAAAAATCTACCGAAAACAAAATGGAAGAAAAATCATTCTCTACAGCTTTTGGCGAATTAATCGCTAAGAACTTTGATTCAATCAAAGAAGTATCTTTGGGAAACAAAGTAAAATTAAATTTAAAAGCAGTTGGCAATATGACTGTTGCTGCTAACCTAACTGGTGATGCTCAAAGAACTTATCAGCCGGGTGTTGCTATGGTTCCTAACCGCAAAATTAACTTCAGAGATTTAATCCCTGCTGTTTCTTCTGCAACTGGTATCTACACCTTATATCGTGAAACTGGTACTGAAGGTTCTATCTCAGTTCAGTCTACTCCGGGTGATGCTAAGACTCAAATCGATTACGATTTAACTGCTGTTACTTATACTGCTCGTTACATCGCTGGTTTTGCTCGTATCGACAAGTCAATGTTACAAGATTTACCTTTCTTGCAATCAGCTCTTCCGCAAATGTTATTGCGTGATTTCTACAAAGCTGAAGATTCTAAATTCTACACTGATTTATCAGGTGCTGCAACTGGTTCTACTACCACTTCTGCAACTGTAGATGCTGAGCAAATCATTGATTATGTTGCTAACTTGGAGTCTGCTGACTTTACCCCTAATGGTATCGTAGTTAACCCTAAGCAATGGGCTCGTTTGGTAACCACTAAACCTGCTGATTACTCAGTACCGGGTGGTTTCACTATCGACGCTAATGGTAACATCGCTATCGCTGGTATCCCAGTTTACAAATCTTCTTTCATCGCTGATGATAAAGTATTAGTAGGTGACTGGAGCTATGCTAAGCGTGTTGTTGTTGACGATTTAGCTGTTGAATTCTTCGAGCAAGATTCTGATAACGTTCAGAAAAACTTGGTTACTTGCCGTGTTGAGGCTCGTGAAGTATTGGCTATCGACCGTCTTGACGCATTCGTATTTGCTGATTTAGGTAACGTTGCTTAATTACTAAAGTAGTTTGGAAAGTAGTTTATCTACTGGGGGAATCGTCTTCCCCCC